TCCGCTTACTTCAAGAGCTTTTTTGAGCCATAATTCGCCTGTTGCTTCATCCGTGTATAAACCGTTATCAAAAGAATAAACAACACTTAAACCTTCGGTATTTGCAAAAATATCAACGCCATACTGTTTAGCCGTGTTGTAATAAGTTTGGTTTAAGTTTAAATCAGGTTGTATTCCTGTTAAAGTTTTAAGGTTCATTGTTAAGCAAGTGCTATCACCTGAGTAATTAGTTGAAGCTGCGATTGTTGCGTAAGTTGCAATAGCTTGTTTTTCGCCTGATACACCTGAATAAGCTATTAATCTTGTTTTTGTTAATTCCGCTGATTTAATTGCAGCGCCTAAAACAGAGATATTTTTTAATGATTTTGTGGCTTCATAATAGATATGGTCTAAACCCTGTATTGCTGTTGCGTTTGCAATTACAAGCTCATTTTCACATTTTTGGGTTGATAAAATGCCGCCAACATAAGCGAACTCATCAACCTGTGCAACTGCTTCCGCAATCGTTGTACCTGTCGCATCCGTACCAGCCGTTGATGTTGCATTTGCGCCGTCAAGATATGAACTTGCGTATATATCCGTTCCGCTTCCTGCGGATGTGGCTGATAAAGATACAGAGCTTTCTGTTGCACCTAATCTTCTTGAAGTGAATTGAATTTGGTTTGTATTAACAACTTCAATATCGCAATCAAGACCCGCATTATTTAAAACTTTAACTATATCAGATATATTCTGAATTACGGTAAAATCAAGATTTGTTAATACATATTGCGTACCGTCAACTGTTACCGTTAAATCGCCGTCTGAAATTAGTTTAAAAGCATTGATTTGAGTTGCTGTAAGAGAAGCAGTCGTAACTTTTGCGCTTGTTGCGTTTGTTGCGCTATACGGATAAACTAAAAGCTGTCCGCCCCCTGTTCTTAAATTAAATGCAGGAGTGAACAGAGCTGTTGCCATTTTAGCCGTTAAAGAGTTTGAGCCGTATTCGTTGATTACATCCTGCGCATTTACAGCCCAGATATAAGGTTCAGCCGATAACGGCGTTTCATTTGAAAGCAAAACTATCGAATTTGTGTTATAATCGCCTAAACCCGAAGGAGTATTTGATAAAGACACATTAATAGTATTGCTAAATGCAATATTACCTGTTGCCATTGGTTTAAAATCCTTTCTGTGATTATGCTTGAATTGTGAAATCCGTAAATAAATCAGTATCGTTGTCTTGTGCGGTGGTTCTAAAAGTTGAATAGTAATCAATTTCGTTTATTTTTTCCTGCCACGTTAAGCAGTTAAAACGTATTGTAAAACGGTTAATATCGCTTCCGCCGTCAAGACCTGATAAATTATTACTTGTTGAAATTTTTGCTATTCTGAATTGATATAAGTCTTGTAGTTGCTCTGATAAAGTTGATGTCAAAGCACTTTGAACTTCCCAAAATCTCTCTCTTGCTTCGTTGTTTCTTGAATAAACATCAATTTGCATTAATCTTTGTTCATTCAGCATCAACCTCTCATAATAATTGCCGTCTTGTTCAAAATATTCTTTACGGTTTGAATAGACGTTATTGCTTACGGTTGATACCGTGATTTGAAGTTTTGGAGTATTAAATAATTTTAAATTTTGCGATTTAATGATTACGCAGGGTATTTCGTTTCCGTCTTTATCTAACCCGTAATTTAATGGCAGATTTAAAGATTGCGTTATTAAATCAACAAAGATTTTTTCAATTTCTTTTTTCATAAGCCGTATAATTGATAAATTTGAAACATTACGGAATCAAATGGAGCTTTAATTATTATTCCTTTGCCTTTGGCAAAAAATATAAGCTCTCTTACGTTTTGATATTCTTGTTTTCTTTTTTCGTTATCGTCGGCAAAGCGCATGCCGTATAAATGTATTTCTTTGTAGCCTTTGAGTATTCCCAAAGCTATTAAATAGCTTGCCGTATTATTAAAGTAATTTCCGCCTAAAAGTTTATGACAATCGTCAAAAGGAAAATTTTGACGGGTCAATGTTGCCTTTGGGTTCGCGCCTTTTGAATGGATATCAACCCATAAATCAACTCTCGGAAGTTGCTCATTGTGGAAATTAAAAGCCCAAATGTCAAAATCAGGGTCATTAAAGGGAGCTTTGAATTTTGTCGGGAGTTTGCCTAAAATTGCAAGTTTAGCTTTACTCATTGTTTTCATAATCTCTTACAAGCTCATATTCAATAAAACCGTTTAAGCTGTAATCTTTTACGCTCATTACTTTATAGCGTTTAGAATTGAATAAAACTTTGTCTTGTGTTTTAAGGTTTAATGTTCCGCTTTTAGCGTGAATCCAAACCCACTCCCAGCTTCTTTGTCCTTCAGGTTTAAATTGCAGTTGTTCATCCCTTAACGGCTGCCAAACTCCCATAAAATTGATTTTGGTTTCAGTTTTGACCGCATCGCCTTCAACAATAGATTGAGTTATTTTAACAAGAGTTAAAGGAACTTCCCAGCCCGTTAAGGTTGAGCTCATTTGAGGAAAATTAAAATTTATTTGGCTCAATGTTCTATTTTTATTAAAGTTAAGCTTGCGGTTGAACATGGTTTGTCTTTCTGATATTATATTTATGTGGGATAGCTCGACGGAGCAAAAAGCGGAATATCCAACCGCCTGCCCACAGATTGTTACTTGGATTGACTATCGGGAGGTAGTGTTTATGAATGATATTATTGGCAAAAAGTTTAATCGTCTTACTGTTTTGAGTTTTCACCACAAGGAGCAATCTTATTATAATAATGGCAAAAAGAACGGTTTTAGATATTTTTACTTATGTAAATGTGATTGTGGAAATGTGTGTGTTGTTAGAAAAAATGAATTAATTAATTATAAAATTATTTCTTGTGGTTGTTATCGCAAAGAGCGTGCTTATGAAACGAATTTTAAAAAAGATAAAATTACTGATAGCAGGCTTTATAATATATGGAGTAAATTAAAAAGTCGCTGTTTAAATATGTCTTTTAAATTTTACAAAAATTACGGTGGTCGTGGAATTAAAGTCTGCGATGAATGGTTAAACAATCCTCAATCTTTTTATGATTGGGCAATAGCTAATGGGTATAATTCAAACTTAACTATTGATAGAATAGATTTTAATGGAAATTATGAGCCATCAAATTGCAGATGGGTAGATATGAAAACTCAATCGAATAACAGACGTAATAATCATATAATTACTTTAAACGGTGTTTCTCATACTCTTTCTGAATGGTCTTCTTTAACGGGCATTGAACAAAGTACAATACGTGCACGACTAAAAAGAGGATGGAGCGAAGAAAAAGCATTAAACCCGATAAAACTTACCAATCAATATTGTTAATTTTTGGTTAAACAAAATTCGCACTCCGTCTTTGGTTTTAGAGATTTATAAACTTTTTTTTCGGTTCTTTTTTGAAGTTCAAAATAAATGTTACTGTTATGTTCGCATTTATTTTCAACAAAATATTTACAGTTTATACATTTATACTTTTTTGCCATTATTTAACTCTCTTAACTTCAACCGTAACGCTATCTCTTAAATCGCCTGTATCGGTTAAAGGCGGATTGTTTGGGTCGCCTAAACGTTGTTTTTTCGTGATTTCGCTTATCGGTTGCCATTTATCAGGATAACCGCCCGTACTAAATGCGGTTTGTACCATTTCAAGAGCCTTAGCGCCGACAATATTAGCCAAATCCTCCATAAAACTGCCGTTTGCTTCGCTTCTTTCTTCGGCTAACAAGGTATCAAGTTTTAAATCGTCTCCGTCAAGTTCAGCGGCATTATAAATATATTCTTTGACATCTTTATTTAATAAAGTGCCTAAAAACGGTCTTGAAGGTATTTCAATTTGTTGCGTGTCTTTTTTTAAATGAATACCTAAAAAATGAAGGTATTTTCTCATTTTATCGGTTACATTAACCGTTGCGCCAAATTCATGAATTGCGCCTAAGGTTGCATTGTTTAAGCCGCTGCCTTCGTGTGTCTGGCTTGCCTGCTCCCCTATAATACCAACTTTAATAGAATATTCCTGCCCTAAATGCTTCATAACGCTTTTAAGGTTTTTATAAGCTTTATCAGCTCCTTTAAGCGATATATCGGGGTTAGTCATAAGTAACTTTGCCTTTTGAAAGGATTATTTGACCGCATAAATACGGCTGAATTAATGTAGCGTATTTAATTCCGTAGCCTGTTGTAGCATAAGCTGATAACGCAGGATTTGAACTTAGCCACGTCGGAATGCTGTAACCTTGTGAAACAGAGCCGACACTTTTTGATGTCATAATCCCGACCTGGTTATTTCCAAGCGCGTTATTAAAATCAACCGTAAGATAATGAGCAACAAGCATACCGAAAGCCGCTCTTGCTTTGTTGCAATCTTCAAACAAACCGGGATTAAAATTGATACTTGCTTCCTGTATAGCTTCTTCTATATCGGTATCATTCGTATAATTTAAAATGCTATCGTCAATCAATTCCCAATCATTCGTATTTGTCGGGTCGTCTGTTGTATTAAGAACTTTACATTTATAAAATAAATTACCGTAATAAACAACCTCTCCCTGAAAATATGTATTTCCCAAAATATAAACAGGCAGATACATCGGGCTGAAACGTGGGAATTGTGCTTTAAATTCTTCTGTCGTGTAAGCTAGCATTTTATTACCTTTTTTTAGATGTTTTTTTGGTTTCTTTTTTTTGTTACTTTTAATTTTTCAATTTCTTTTTTAAGAGCTTCGTTTTCTTTTTTAAGCTCTGCCTGTTCTTTTTTTGCTTCCGCAGGGTCTTTATATTCAACAACATTTTCAGCTAAAAGCCAAATTTTTCCGACTTCATCGGGAACTGAAATAACTTCATCGGGTAAAAGTTTAAAATCGCCGTGAATATAAGTTGCTTTTGAATTATTTTTAAGAGTAATCATTTTTTCGTTTCCTTTCTATAATTTTAAAAGTACGGAAGCGGTTTAATCCGCTTCCGACTTGATGCAGTTTACTTTCAGAGGAGAATAAACTATGTTGAAGGAGCAACAACGTCAAGATAAACAAGAATATTTTTGCGTTTGACCTGCGGTGTTACAAATTGAGCCATACATTGAGAAACCATATCTAAATCGTTAATCGGGAATAAAGGATATGGAGTATATTCAAGAGGTAAATAACCTTCAATATAATCAGGGTCATATTTATAAAGTGCGTATCTAGCACCTCCGCCTGTACCTGCTGTTGTGTTATAACGGGTATAAACGATTTTACCGCCTGCTTCTTTTAATACGTCGTCTAAAATACTTCTTCTTGATAAGCCGAATTGTCCAAATACTTTATCAAGTTTGAAATATTCCTGTTGAGGAAGCATTAAGCGGTCAAACATAGCCGTTGAATTTGTTATGTTATCATAATATGCTCTGATTGTTGCAATAAATGTAGCAAATTCATCATCTGTCATAGCTGATAAGTTTTTACCGTTTAAAGTCGATGTATCAACAACGGCAGAGGGTTGATTCAAAAGACCGTAAGAACGCCCGTCATCAAGTCCTAAAAACCAAGCTTCTTGTAAGCCTAAATCAAATTTTTTCTTTCTTGCTCTTTCTTTTGCGCCGACAAGGTCAAGAGGGATAATATTTCTTGCTGCGATTTCAGCGCCTTCTTTAGTTACGGTATAAGTATCTCTAAAGAAGTTATTAGGATAAGTTTCTTCGCCGATTTCAATATCGGTTTGTCCATCCAGGTTAAACGCTCCTGATGTAGGATTAATTAAGCAAGCCTTAAAATCTATTCCCTGTGCTTTTGTAGCGTATTGAGTAAGGTCGGTTTTAAATGCTCCCATACCTGTTTCAATCGGGGTAAAATCAGATAATTTTTGACCGTTTAATTCGTAATAGTTTGTTTCAAGAACCTTAGTAATTACCTGAGTTGTTGAAGTGATTTGAGTTTCAAAACCCGGGTTTGTTAATGCTTCATTAGCATTATTAACTCTCATTTTTTGTTTGAATTGGTCGAGAGTAAAAGCGCCAATCATATTTTCTTTAGTCATTATTTTGTCTCCTATAATTAAGCTGAAGTAGTTTCAAAATGTAGTTTTACCTGAACAAAATCATCTTTTGCGGCAGCGGAAGTGTTTGCAACGCCTAAAATAGAGTTCCCTGCGGTTGCTGATGATGTTACTTGTCCGTTAACGTCAAAGTATAATTTAGCACCCTGCGTAATCGAAGCGGCTGCGGTTTTGTAAATATAGCTTCC